ATGCAACCGGGCCAAAGGCAGTGAGATGGACTGGCAGCAATGGTTCAGACAGCAGAGCTGGTGGTCCTCTCACAGAGAAGACGCGATCCGGCTCTGGTTAGGTGAAGCGACTCAGGGGTGGGCAGCCGCCTGAGTCACCTGCGAGGCGTTCCGCTGCCGACGCGCTCGGTGTTTACACCGTAGCGCATATGTTAGATGTTGTCGAAGAAGCTGGCAGTAGCCGGTGTCTCCGGGATCAGTGCACAGGCAAAAGCAAGTGCCATAACAGTGTCGTCATGGGCACCACTTACGGCTTGGCGAGCGCCGCTTTCCTGTTGCTGAAACGCGCGGAGCTCGTCAGCGATGATGCCTGGCGGAAACACAAGCTCATCGCGCTCGAGCAGGTACAGGATGCGATCGGTGGCGACGTTCTTGGAAGGGCGACTCGTGCTGAACGTTTCGATGGCGTAGTTTGGTAGGACGTGCTGTAGCGCTTCGGCGATGACAGAGCCCATCGCTTGTTTCTCTACAATTACGCGTTGCGGCATGTAGTCTTCGATTAGGGTTTTTACATGCTTCAAGCTGTAATCTGTACTCTTACCGTTTTCACGGTACATACCGACAATTTCGTAAGGTGTCTTAGTTATGTCCAGCACCATTGCTACGAAGTAGTCGTTGCCCCCACCGTTGGGGTCAATCCCGATGACATAGCTGCGGTTGATGGAACCGCACTCGCGCCAATGACCGCGGGAAGCCCGGCTGATCAGCTCGTTGGGGTAAATCTGGGTGTCAGTCGCACCGAACTGCAGCTCGTACTCGGAGTTCCATGCCGCGAGCGTCATCCGGCGCGACTCGCGCGTGCGGCGGGCCCAGTCCGGGTCAGCACCGTAGATCGGGTGCTGGGAGTAGTGGATGGCCACCTTGTTCCAGTCGCCTTCGTCGGCGTGCCAGAGCTGGCCGAACCAGTCGAGCTCGGTGTCTGGGGTGGAGACCACGATGACCTTGGCCGCGTCGCCCACCATGGAGAGCGTCGGCATGGCGCCGCGGTAGATCTCGGCGGCGCCCTCGAGGAAGGCCGCCTCGTCCATGAAGAGGACGGAGCAGCTGGGGATGCCCCGGGCGGCGCGGGGTGAGGCGGGGAGGAAGTACAGCGTGCCGCGGCCTTCGAAGGCGAGCTGAGTGTTGCTGTCGGTCAGATAGCGGACGGTTTCGCCGCGGAGGCTGTTGGCCATAGCGCGCACGCGTCGGCCGAGCTCGGAGGCGTCCTGCTGGGTTTTGCTGAAGACAACAGCGGCGAAGCCGCGCTCGGTGAGGGCGCGGCAGAGGAGGTAGTTGCAGACGGTCTCGGAGACACCGGTCTGGCGGGACTTGTTGACGAGGGTGTTGGGGTGCTCGTTGATGGAGCGGATCAGCTTGATCTGGTAGGCGTAGGGGTCGAACGGGGCGACGGTGCCGCTGGTGCGGATCCAGGTGCGTCGTGCGAACGACGGCCAGTCGCCGACGGCGGGGAGGGAGGAGGCGGTGCCGGCCTCGTAGAGAGCGGCGCGGGCTTGGCGGCGGGCAAGCTCGGTTTGGAGACGCTCGACGCGGCGGCGGAGGGTGGAGACGGAGGGCATCAGCTGTCGAAGTCCGCGGGGTCAGCGGAGGGGAGCAAGAGGTCGTCGTCCTCGGAGTCGGGAGCGGCGGAGGGGGCGTCCGCGGCGGCGTCGTGGGTGGCGGTGAGGCGCAGCAGTTGGCGCTCGAGGTCGGCGATCTGGCGCTCGAGGATGCGGCGTTCCTGATAGGCCTGGGCGCCACTCATCAGGGTGCGGGCGGCGGCGATGCGGTCGGAGGCGCGGGCGTCCTCGTCGTTGATGATGCTGTCGAGGACGTTGATGGCAGCAGGGATGGTGCTGATGTTCATGCCACCGGTCTCGGAGAGAAGTTCCTGCTGAATCCGGGCGATGGCTTGTTGCACAGCGGGGCGCTGGCGCCAGGTGTATACGGACTTTTCGCTGACGCCGATTTTGCGGGCGGTCTCGCGGATGGTGGTGCCGCGGGCGAGCAGGGTGGCAGCAACGCGTTGCCGTTCGTTGAGACCGTCAGAGCCGTAAACGCGATTGGCCACCGCTGCTGTTTATTCCGATATGTTCAGATTATAGGTGAAAAGTACCGGTGGTTTTGAAGTTGTCAGATGCGGGCGGTGACGACGCGCTCGGGTTGGTCTTGGTACTTGCCGGCGCGGGTTTCGTAGCAGGTGGCGCAGGGAGCTCCGCGGAAGAAGAGCGCCTGGACAATGCCTTCATCGGTGTAGATGCGGCAGGGGGAGCTGGAGCTGTTGCTGAACTCGAGCGTGAGGTGGCCGTGCCAGCCGGCTTCGCCGGGGGTGGTGTTGGCGATGACGCCGCAGCGCGCGTAAGTACTTTTACCGATAAAGAGGGCGGTGATGTCGGCGGGTAGGGCTAGGTGCTCGATGGCGACGCCGAGGCCGTAGCTGTGGGCTGGGAGCACGAAGTAGGAGTCGCCCTCGGGGGTGTGGTGGAGCGGGGCGGGGGTGAGGTGTGCGGGGTTGAAGTCCTTCGGGTCGACGACGGCGTGGTGGTCGGTGTCACCCTCGCGCAGCGGTTGGAAGGTGTAAAACTCGCGGGGACTGAGGCGCAGGTCGTAGCCGTAGCTGGACTGGCCGTAGCTGAGGACGCGGCGCTCGTCGCGGCGGGTGCGGACGAGGGCGGGGATGAATGGGGTGATCATGGCAGCCTCGGTGGCGAGGGCGGTGATCTCGGTGTCGGAGAGGAGCATTGACGGTAGTGTTATGACGTTATGCGGCCAAGTAGAGGTCGCAGTCGCGGGCGAAGGTGGGTTCAGTGACGGCCTCGGGGAAGCCGAAGCTACAGGCGGTGCCCGTCCAGTTCATGCAGGCTGTGCATAAAGGGCCGGGGGTGCTGTAGGCGCGACCGGAGATGCGGCGGGGGATGTCGGGGCGAATGGCGGGGAAGGTGCGGCCGAGGCGGATGTTGACGATGGACTGGCGGCTGCAGTTGTAGAGGGGGGCGAGGGTGCGGTCGGGCTCGGTGGAGAGAAGGATGGAGACAATGTCGCGCTCGGTGAGGCCGCGGGGGCTGTAAGGGGTGGCGCGGGGTTGGTAGGCGGGGCGATCAGGCAGGGGTCCGTCGAGGAGGGTCCAGCGGTGGGTGCAGGAGCGACAGGAGAAGCGGCGGCGGGTGGTGCCGTTGCGGAGATTGTCGGTGCGGAGGACAAAGGTGGAAGGGCTGCCGCACTCGGGGCAGAGGGGTGGGGTCACGAGGTAAGGCTTTCGGCGAGGGCCCATTGGGCGCGAAGGATGTCCTCGAAACAGCGCTCGAGGAGGGGGGCGGTGCCGGCGTAGGTGAAGGCACCGTCAGGGCCGTCGTGGAGCTCCCAGCGGTAGTAGCCGTCGGGAGTGGAGCGGATGGTGATGAGGAGGGGGTTCATGGTGCAAGGCGGGCTTTGTGCAGGCGCGAGGCGCCGTACCAGGAGGTGATCTCGGGGGCCCACGCTTCGAGGTGGGGCCACATCAGATCGCAGAGGGCTTGGATCTCGAGTTGGGCGTCGCGCTTTGCGCGGAGATCCATGAAGTGCAGTAGCGAGCGCAGGTTGAAGGACACCACGAAGTCCTGGCGGATTGCGTAGGGGATGATGTCCCGGGCGTGCTCTTCGCTGAAGCCGTCCTCGAGGGCGAGCTTGTAGCGGCCAGCGGAGTCGATGCAGATGATCCGGTGGATCATGCGCTGGTCTTCGGTGTACTCGTACTTCTTGCCCTGGCGGTCTCGGTAGGTGCCTACGGGGCGGAGGTAGAAGACTTCTTCGACGTCGCGCGCGCCTGTGCAGACATCAAGGATGCGTTTGCCTGTGTAGCGGCCGGATTGGACGTCGAAGCTGACGCCGACGCGGTGGGTGCGGGCTTGCTGCATCACCGAGTGGGGGAAGCCGCCGACGTTGAAGGTGATGGCGGGGTGCTCGAGGGGGCCGTAGTGACCGCGCTCGCCGGCGAGGAGGTGCTTGATGAGGAGGGAGCCGGCCTCGGATTCACTCGGGGGTTCTTTGTCGAAGACAAAGTTCTCGGAGTAGTCCTGGTGCATGGCCCACCAGCACAGGGTCTGGGGGTGTTCGGTGCGGTTGAGCACCTCGACGCGGAGGTATGGGTCGATTAGGGGCATGTGAAGTTCTAATTTGAGGGAAATTTGAAGTTCGTCAGGAGAAGTGGGTCTGACTACTTGGCATCAAGCTCATCAGCGATGGCGAGTAAGTCGTCGGCGTCGCACTGCCATATGTCGTGGCCAGGATGCCTTTGCGTCTGGGCTACAGCAGCACGCAGGGCGGCGGCAGCAATGTCCCTAGAGTCATTTAGGATGTCATCTGGGCCATAGCAGCAAGCGCCATTGGCGGCATCCAACACAGCTTGGGCAGCAGGTGAAAGTTGTTGAGTCATTAGTTGATCGGACTAATCGGGTAGGGGCAAAGCGTCGGCAGGAAGCCAGTGGCTGTAGCAAGCTGTGCCGCCACGGATGCGGAGCAATGTCCACATGCCGCCATAGCCGTCCTCTTCATCAGGCTCGTACCACCAGCACAGTTGATCACCTGGCAAGCGCTCGCTCACTGGGATGGGTCGCGTCGGCCCCTCCGGCTCGGGCTCAGCCAGGGCGTCGCGGACACGCAGCATTAGGGGAGACAAGTGCATCCGATCTGTGGGAATACCGCTATCAATAGCGTCAACCAACTCAGCGCACAGTCGTTTGTAATCGGTCATGGTGAGAAGTGAGGTGGACATGTGGTCATGGCAGGAAGTCTTCCCGGATGATCCGGGGCGATGGGAATTGAGGTTTAACCGGCTCACTGCGCCGGAACTTAAGCGGCGGCGGCCCGCTTGGCAGGTTGGTGTTCTCGTGGTTGAAGCTGCGGCGCCAGTCGGGGTCGCGGTCGCGGGATGTGCGGGCGATGGTGACGCCCAAGAAAAACCCGCAGACGCAGCCGAACATCCAGGCGGTGGTGAGTTCAGTCATCGAGCTGCTCCAGAGCGCGGCGGATGGTGTCGGTGTTAGTGCCAAGCCCGTGCACTTTCAGATCAGAGTGCAACGAATCCAGTTGCTCCAGCGCCTGCTCCTTCAAGCTCGGCGGCTTGGTGCGGCGGGCGGTGCGGAGACCCCGGCTTAAAGTTTCCCAGTGATCTGCAACTAGCAACTCACAGCACGCCTCCAGCTCTTGGTCCGATCCCCAGCGGGCGGCTTGTGCAATGGCGTGCTCA